ATATTTTATAATTAAATTATCTTTTGTTATCGCTGAAAGTTTTTTACGTTCATCCCATCTTTTCAACCCCTCTTCTTCACCATATTTTCTAATCCATGCTTGTTTTACTGATGCCATAATATCTATCTTTATTAATAAATATCGTGACAACAGTGAAACCGACCAAAAATTTAGGTTATTTTATTAAAAAATTATCATCTTCTGTAATATCCTTAGCTTCTTTCCAAGAACCATCTTCCATCATAAATTGGTGATTTGGTGTACATTCGATAGTACTCCCATCTTCCATTGTGAATTCAATAGTTTCCTCGTAACCATTTATAAACAATTTAGTAATTGATTTTTCTTCATTCAAATGATTAAAAACTTTAATATCTTCTTTGACATCATACCATTCCCTATATTCGTCCAATTTACCACCTAAATCAACACCATTTATTTTAAATATCTCATCTAATGATAAGTCACCTCTATTGGTTTTAACCTCAGTGGATGGTATTTGACATCCAGATGGTTTAACTGTTGTAGTTCTAGCTGCTGGGTTAATACCAATCAGTTTAGCTACTCTAGTGTTCTCGACCTTAACTGCTTTAGCCGCAGCTTTTAGGTCATATTTAAGAACTTCACCCGAACCTATACCAGTCATACCAACTCCTACTAGAGCATCTTTCTCGGTTGTACGTTTCCAAACATCACGTAAGTAATGAAAGTCCGTATAACCAGCTTGTAATGTCCCTATGAATGCTGCTGCCTTAATTCTACCTTCCAAATCTTCTTGGGAAGTAATGTTAGAGGCATTAATTTCATTCAGATTACAGAATTGGTTTGGTCTTAATCCTATCTCACAATTATGTGCTAAAACGTTATTTGCAAAAAAATTATGATTATCCTTTACCTCTATATCATAAACAGCAATAGTCTCTTTGTTGTATTCTTTTTTAATTAATTTTCCCATTTTTTTAGTTAATAATATTATATTTATATAATGTTTTTAGTGAAATACCTTTATTTTTAGGTATTGATAACAATATTATCATCATTATTTAGGTGGTCAGCTTCAACCCAACCCCTATTTTTGGTAAAGAATCTATGGTCTTTAGTACTAACAACAACATGTTCGATACCATCTTCTTCAATTGTTAACGTTAAAACATTTGCATCTTCATTAGTTAGCACTCCAGCAACAACTGGTTTATATTCTAACAATTCAGTTTCCTCATTATATGTTTTAACACTACACTCACGACCATCGTTAATTAACTCTACGATTTCAGAAATAGTTTTATCACCACCTTCACACTCAATTATCGTATCACCAGCTAAACAACATGGGTTTGTTCCCCAATCCTTATCATTAGAGAAGTAAACTCCTGGTTCACCAGCATTACTTTCCTCTACTTTATTCCATAAATTAAAGAATTTTTCCTCAGTAATCTTATGTCTAAGCATTACGGCTGAGTTGTTAGAACGACCTCTTTGTGGGTTAAGCTCATACCATTTACCAAATTTACAGGTAAGCATATCGTCATCATCCATTGAGAATAACGAAATTAGTGCGGCTCTACGAATACCACCCGCCAATACTGCATCAGCAATATAACATATGATATCATGCACCTCCAAAGTCGATAATTTATCACCGTCTTCCTTGGTATCAAGAATCTTTTTAATGTTATGTAAACAATCTTTCAATGGTTGTGGTCCTGGTGCTTTACCACCACTGGTAACCAAAGTGGCACCCTTCTTACGGATATCTGAGAAATCAAAATCTGGTGTTGACATACCTTCGAAGTATGCTCTCATAAGTACCTTGATAGTATCAGCCCACCCTTCAATTGAATCTCCAATAAGAAAGCGTCTTCGTCTGTTAGTATTAGGTTTTCTTATTTCAGGTAATTGGTCAACATGATGTCTCTGTACCGAGTATCCCACACCAGTTCCACCTAATAGTAAAAACATAGTTTCACTGAAAGTTTTCCAGTGGTCAATCGGTAAATAAGCACAGTTGTAAATTCTATTGGGGCTGGTTTCTATTGATTTACCCCCGAATTGTAAGCTTCTCATTGAAGGTAATACCTTCTTGTCGTATACAAATTTGTATACTTCCTCAATCTCATCGTGGATGTGTGAATATTTGCGCTGGTGCATCTCTTTATTTCTAGTGACCAGTTCTTCCCACGTCTCTCTTCTGTTTAGTGATGGTACATACTTAGCATACTTCATATGTACCGTAATATCAGACATAATACTGTTTGATAAATCCATTCTTTTTCTCTTTTTATTTTTAATTTATTATGGACGTTATGGAAACCAACAAGACACAGTTATATCAAAGATATAACCTGTTTAGTGTTAAATGTTGATGACCACAAAGTCTTTTTCAACGAAGACATCTTCATTGATACTGTAATCGATTCTTATTGTGGCTTTATATTCATTATTGGTATCCCTGTCTACCTCAACCTCGTTAATTGTTAGGTTGGGGATGTATTTTTTTACAGTTTCTTGGATATCTAACTTTATCTCCGATAACGTTTTTGCGTCATTAGGTTCGAAGATGTATTTCATTAAATCGGTACCAAAGTCTGGCATATATAATCGCTGACCTTTCTGGGTCAAAATTAGGTGCATCATGTCTGCTTTTACTGCTTTTGAATCTGTATTATTCAATTGTAATAGAAAACCGTTGTCACTATCCTTAAACGGATAGTTTATGTTTATAAATCGCCCGTTAGCCACAATATTTCCACTTAAAACCTCCAGTAGTTTGTCTCTTTCCTTGACAAACTAACGTTATTTTACCATTATCCAACCCTAACTCTTTAGCCGCACCACTCATACTACCCCAAAGTTTAATTTCACTACCATTGATATCCATTTGTATTACTGATTTCATCTTCTTCCTTCTAGTCTCATACGTATGTTTGACGCCAGAAGCATTTCCACGCTTACCAATTTTCGCCACAGACATTTTCATTTTGGTTTCATCAGATAAGGTACAACCCTTTCTGGGTGACTCCTTACCTACCTTACTTAACGACATTTTCATTTTGGTTTCTTTAGAATGGGTCTTACCTAGATTGTATTTATTACCCATATTTCGCTCACTTAACCACATCGAAAATTCTTCATCTCGTTTAGATAGACCGCCACCACCTTTATTAGAGTTAACTAAGTTAAACCCCAACGCTGTCATTTTCCCTATCCAATATTTTTCCCAAAAGTCGGCATCACGTTCTTCCACAACATCAATAACGTTTTGAACTAACTTAAACCTAATCTCATTTACCCATTTAGTTTTAGGTGTTATATCAGGTTTATTTTTAGCTTCATATATATGACTACTTAACCTATAACTAGGCTTATATTTAGTAACCCCAACATATTTTACCTCATTTGGGTTATCTACCGAGCTTAATGTGTAGATATTGATATATTTCCCTTGCGCCACTTTCGAATGCTTTATAATAAATAGTGTGGTCTCACATTAAACCACCCTATTACTTTTTACTTTTTATGTAGTACCCTCAACCTCAGTAGTCTCCGAAGTAATATTTTTATTCTCATCCTCTTCTACTTGTTCACCTTTCGCTTGTCGTTCAACTTCCTCCCTAGCTAATCTATCATCCCTATCTTTAGCCGCTTTTTGCATAAGACCTTTTATCTTATCTTGCGTATCAGCCGCCTTCTCAACGTTCTTCTCCATGAATGATTTAGCACCTTGATTTCTGGTGATATCAATCTGAATAGTAGCGTTATCAAACTTAACATCTTGAAATATAAGCCCATCCTTTCCAAATCTAGATTTAAGGATTGCCAATGTAGCAATACCCGCTTCCTTTTGAATCAAGGTTTTAGCTATACTCACAATGAAGTGACCAATCATACCTTTCTTAATTGAGCCAGCCATTTGGTCAGCTTCAACTACTTCAGCACCAATACTTGAATTATGTGTGTAGATACCATTGGCATAAAACATATGCGTATCTTCTACAGTTATATCAATAGTTTCCTCTTCACCAATTAACTCAATACTTTCGATTTCATCTAACTCGAAATCACCTAAATCTAAATTATGTTCCCCCATTTATCTAGTTGTTTAAAAAATTTATACATTCGTTTATTATTTTTTCTTTTTCTTACTTAATAATTTGTCACCTACGGATAACCCACTCTCAATAGAATGTAACCCATCGCTGGCTGTAGGGAAGAAATGTTTTTTAGAGACTTTAATCTCTTTACCTGATTTCATTTTTATTTTATAAACTGGTTGTTTTTCTATAGGAAAAATATGTGATACCGTTTTATACCCATTATGTGTTAAAATTTTATCATTTAATTTAATATCTTTAATCTCAATAGACCCCTTATTTTCTATAACGACTTGAGTATCAAGAGAAACACACCGATTACCTTGAACCGCAGTCCACCCCGCAATATCGAACTCAGATAACATCGATTCGAACTGTCGCATTACATTACCCTCACCTGCGTACTCATCTTTGAATTCCTTAGTAGGAACTACACAATCGATATAATCCAATAATAGAATGTCAGGTCGAAACCCTTGTGAAATCTTCTTCTTAAGGTATGCCCTAATCTTAGGTATGGTAGTACCATCACTTGGGAACTTCTTAAGAATTAACCTACCCTTCCCTTTACCCTTAGCTTCAATAACTTCGTCTAACGTATCTCTCCATTGTGGGTCTGATAACTCATTCAAAGGTATCTTAGTCCAACAAGATAGGTGCTTACGTTTAATAACCTTGGTAGTGTCTTCAAAGAATATCTGTAATACATTATAACCATCATCCATAGCCGAATTAGCTAATTTAGTAATCATCGTGGTCTTACCAACACCAAAAGGAGCCAATATAAGCGCTAACTCACCTCTGGACAGTCCACCATCCATTAATTCGTCTAAACCCATTATACCCGTAGATATGGGCTTCCTGTAGTCTGCTGATAGTACTTCCTGTAACCCTTCTAATACATTTGAGTCATCTTCCGTTAAATCACCAGCTTCTAAAGCCCTACGTATAAGGTCTGAGCATTCGTCATACGCATCCTCATCACCTCTATCGATAATCTTTTGGATATCATGCACCGATTTAATTAGTTCCTGTTGTTTACAGAACTTAATAGCTCTGTCTTGTACATATAACGCATCATTTTCACTAGCATTGATTATACGGTCAATCTGTTCTAATATTAGTCCAAGCCTAATATCATTATCAACAGTATCCCGAATGCGCATCTTAAGACTTTCCGCATCTGGAATAGCTTCATACTGTTCATGAGCATTCTTTATCGTTACAGCAACCACCTTTAATGATGGGTCAGTGAAATAATTGGGGTCGATTATATCGACAATCCTTTCGGTAAATCTTCTATCTTCTAAAAATTGTTTAAGTAATCTTTCTTGGAATTCTAACCCAAGGAAGCTAAATCCATCTTTCTTCTTCGTCATTTATAATTGTTTAGTAGCTATATTAATTATACAGAGAAAGATTTCCTTATCTCATGTAATATCTGTGGTATTAACCCACGGATGTCGATGTTGTAACGCACCTTTGGTGGGAAGACGTTACCACTAAATGCTGTTCTAGCGACTAAGATACCATCAAATAATATTTCAAAACCGATAATATCTTCGTTATCGAATACATCTCTCCTATCAATCATCTCAGGTGTCTGCACCTCGTAGTATCTGTAATTCTCCCACAGATAATCTTCAGATTTACCTTTAAGGTATGTTGGGATTAGTCCCATTCTACCAATACTGTCAATACTGGTACCTGCCAAGGTATTCATTAGTGGTCGAATATTATCAACCCTAAGATTCCTTTTTTTGAAATGATATACATCGAATGTTCTTTGACATATGATGTTTCCGTTAATCGTTAAATTAAATTCAAAACGATTTTCATCAAACGATTTTTCGTTGGTGTTCGTTGGTTCTACTTCTGTTGTCATGTTGTTCTTGTTCTTTACTCATTCTTCTTTCCCTATCTTTTAGTTTTTTGAAGGGTAAGAAGTAATCTGTCATACGATAATCTCTAATCATATCGTCCACCCCATCTCGTTTAAGCATCTTATACACCTCTTTTTGATTTCTATCATCACTTAAAGGTGT